ACCCTCATCTGGGGTAGAACCACCCCCACCTTGAGTAGAGTTGGCAGTATCCATTTCCACCTCAATCTTCTGCTGCTCCTGCGTATACTGCAGAATCTTACGAGCAACTTCTACAACTTCATCGAAGGTTTCAGCGACTTCCAGTTCATCAACCAGAACTTTCTCTTCAGGTTTCCAAGTGAATACCTCGCCAGCATGAACACCAATCTTAAAGTAAAGATTGATACGGTCAATCAGTTGGTAGGAATCCATGCTGCGCTCACCAACGTCAAAAAAGTCAGCATCATGCAGCTCTTTGTATCCAGTGTAGAAGTTGCGAGCGAGACCAGGAAACTTACGCTTCATCATTTTCTCAATGCGAGCATCTTCACAGACATTGAGATAGGATTGGGGGATACCATAATCTTGCCCCCACTTATCAGGCGTATATAGAGCGTGACCCACCTCATGCCCTACGAGCAGATCATAGACATTGGGAGATGCCACATCCCACATAGGCAGCGTGAGCACACGGTCTTTCACGTTGAACATAGCGGTTTCAACCTTGCGATGCTCAACGATGAGGTTTTCGGTGGCGAGGAGACGGGCAAGATTGCCCTTGACTTCCATGTTCAGCATTGGTCTCTTGCGTTGTTGAACCTACTATACGACAAAAGGGGTGCCAAAGCAACCCCTGTTTTCATTTCCTTATCAATAAAGTTTTATTGATTAGTATTGCTTATACGATTGATTTCATATAAATTTGACGACATATATTTTTTAAGTTTTTTCAAACTTTTTCTGGCGCTAGCAGCACGAGAAAGAATAGTATCTCTCATCTTAGCATTTGCTTCGTCAATTTGCTGCTGAGTAAACTCAAGCGCCTCATCTCTTTCAGGTTCCACTATCTAGTTCCTCCATGTAACTAAAGTTTTTATGTTTTTCATATTTAAGAACACGTTTAAATTTTTCTACCATATTTTCTCGGTGAGAAATTACAAACACATTTACATTATCATCAAAGGTTCTGAGAATAAAACTCAACTCATCAGATCCAACTGTGTCCAAAGATCCATCAAAAATTTCATCCAGAATTAGCAAATTAGTATTAGTAGAATTTTTTAGTTTTGCAATTGCTCTCCAGGTAAGTAATAAAGAAATATCAATTCTTGCTTTCTCACCCTCAGAGAAACTTTCGTAACTAAACTCATCTCTATATCGAGATTTAATCACTTCCTCAAAATTTTCATTGAGTGTAAAACTTGCATAAAAATCTAAGGTTTGCAAATACTCATTTACCAACTTGTTCATGATTGGTAAATACTGCTTGATGATTTGTGTTTTAATTCCACTGTCCTTAAGAAGAGCAGACGCAACTGTACATAAATCTTTGGTCTTCTTATTTGCGATTAAATCTTGTTCTGCAGATTTCAAAGAATTAACATCAAACATTAATTTTTTAGCTTCTTGCTGAACAGAAACTTTATTGCTTTCAATAGTGCTGATTTCTTTTTTCAGATATGCAATTTGATCGTTATGATGTTTTATGCTTAATGTTGTCTCTGATATTACCTTAGAGTAATCCAGTAGTTTGGAAGAAAATTTTTGAAGGATTTTTTTCTGTTCGGTCAATCCATTTGAATACGTTTGCACTTCTTCAATCTTTACGTTGAACTCATCAATCTTTTCGTTGATAGAATTGATCTTATCTTTTTTGAATTCTTCCGTAATAGTTTGAGTGCAAGTAGGGCAAGTAGAATTTCCAGAAAAGAAATTTTTCTCGGAAGAAACTAGTTCTAATTTTGCAGATAACTTAGAATGAATAGTATTCAGTTCTTTTAGTTTTGCATCAGGATTTTCCGTTTGACTGATCTTCTCATTTACCTCTTCCAGTAATTTTGTATTGGAAGATATTACCTTTTCATATTCCTGAATTTCACCATTCAAGTCAGAAATTTTTTCTAGTTTACTATTGATATCTGCAGTCTTTCTTTGTTCAATATCCAGAATATATTTTTTCTGCATTTCAATCTTTTCCTTTAGCAGAGAGACAGTGCTTTCAGAAAGATTGATAGTCTCTTTAACTTCTTTCATTCTATCTTTCAATAGGACATTCATAGTAGAAAAAATTTGAATGTCTAATAGATCTTCGATAATCTCTCTGCGAGAAGCAAGAGGAAGTCTCATAAACGGGACGAAAGTAGAAGATCCCAGTACTACAATTTGAGTGAAAGACTTATAGTTTAATTTTAAAATATTTTGCTCTAGATTTTTCTGCTGATCTACCGCACTAGCACTCTGATTTAACAGGGATCCATTCTGATATATCTCAAATATTGCTGGTTTAATTCCTCTGCGTACTAAGAATTCTTTCTTTCCAATGGAAAATTCAATTTCGGCAAGACATTCTTTTTCGTTAACACTATTTACTAATTGAGGTTTATTAATCTTACGAAATGGTTTCCCAAACAGACTAAAGGTGAGAGCATCTAGAACAGTGCTCTTACCAGATCCATTAGTACCAATAATTAACGTAGATGAAGATGCAGTTAAATTTACTTCAGTAAATTGTGCTCCCGTGGATAAGAAATTTTTCCAGCGAATTGTTTTAAAAATAATCATATTAAAGTTTTGGAGGAATTACAATATCATCGTTAGTAACTAAAAAATATTTTAGTTCTGACATCTCACAGAAATCTACTATCTCATCTTCAACTTCTACAACAGAAAGGGGAGGATACTGGTCTTCTGCTTCAAGCAGTCCCACATATCTTTCTACATCATCTTTTTCTTCAAAAAGATATAGAAGTTTATCTCCGCTATCAGATAAAACTGAATAGGCACCTTCTTCTTCTTTCCCCTTTACTGCTATAACATACATATCAATTCACAATGTTACAACTCTCTATATATAAAGATCTCATAAGGTTTTTTAGTTCGGTTTTGTCCACCGAAACACTGAGATCTTCGACATACTTATCGAGAAGAGTTAGAGTATCTTCGATTTCGATGTTGTCTGAAGATGATTCTGATAGTTCAGAATTAATAAAAGTTTCTACAACTTTTACATCATGCACACCTGTATTATACAGGGTTTCGATCAGATTGTCAAACTGCGAATAATTTGTTTTCTCATCCACCACAACCTTAACAAAAGTTTTTTCATAAGATGAGCAATCAAACTCATCATAATTTGTTTTGATATCGTTGTAGAATATTTTTTTGTATATTGTATATGGATTTGGAATAAATTTTAATTTCTTACTGGTCAGATCTAGTTCATGAAATCCTCTAGTATCAGAGTAATCATTCCAATACATCTGATATGGATTACCCAAGTATTTAATATTTCCTTTCTCCGATTTAAAGTGAAAGTGTCCCGAATAGACTTGTCCAAAATCTCGGAATAAAGATGCATCCATTCCATGATCCATAATTACTCCAGGTCTAGAAATAAATCCCTGAAGTTCTAAATGCCCAATGGCATATTCTTTATGTGAATTATCGATCGCTTCAAATGTCTCTGAATAGTTTTCAGCACAAATCCATGGAAGCATCATGAAATAAGAATTACCAAGTTTAATTTCCTTAGGTCGTGAATAAACATTTACATTAGGAAACTCATTTAAAAGTAGTTCTGGAGTATTTACATCAATGGTGTTTTTATAGAACGTAGTATGATTTCCCACGATCATGTGAACAGTAACACCAAGATCCTCAAGTTTTTTGTAATAGTTTTCTTTTGCCCACTTCAGTGATACAAAGTCAATAGACTTTCTGTTATCAAAGGTATCACCAAGATCAATAAGTGTTTTAATTTTATTCTCTTTCAGATACGGAAAGAAAACTTCATCATAAAACTTTTTATAATAATCTTGGAAAATTTGACTGCCTTTATGAGAACCAAAATGCTGGTCTGTAATTAAACAAATTTTCATTTTTTCATTCGTGCTTCGATGTTTTCTTTAATACTATTCAAAGAGGATGGAGTTGTATTATATCCCGTCATTGTACCATCGTAACGATCTGAATACAAAACTTCATCGTACCCAGACTTTTCTAATATTTTTTGCTTAATTTCTAACTGCTTCTTTTCTTTCTGAATTCTTCTCAGGAAAGCAAAGTAAATGATTTGAGTAAAGTATGCAAAAGGATTGGTTGATTTTTCAGTGTTAAAGTTATCAACGTATTGTAAACAATTTTCTACACCATCACAAATCATATCTTCCCTAAACATGTAGTTAACAAAGTTAGGTTTGTATGATAAGTGTGTGGCAATTTTAAGAAAGCACTCTCCAATGTAAGGAGGAACTCTTGGTTTTGGTAAGTCTTCTTCTCTTGCTTTTTTTAGTTCTTTTTTATATTCAATAAGAACTTCAAGAAATTCTCTGTTATTTACATAATTTTCTTTCTTTGGATTAGGCATACGTTGATACACTTACTTTCTATTGTAATCATTGTAGCACTGTACACCTAAAATGTCAACAGATTGTAACAGAATTTCAGAGGGGCTTGACAAGGTATCCAAATCTCTGTATAATCACAGTGTAGCGCGGTAAAATACATTTAGCTTCTTTAAATCTTTTAGATACTTAATGATTATTATAAATCTTTTCTAGTAACATTCTAGCTTCATTTACTTTGGTTACGTAACCATTATGTTTTTTACCAGTACTAGATCTAGATACTTTATTTAAATTATTAGAAGAAATAATTTTTAAATAGAATACTGCTACATCAGCACTTGCTTCTGCTATTGTAATTATTTTATCTCTTGATACAGCAACCATATCATCAGTACAAGATCTTAACCAAGGTTCTAATTGAAATCCTTTCATTTTAATTTGAGAATTACCACTCTCTACGGGTACAACTACCATGGGATTCTCAATCATAATAATATCAGTTTGATCATCGTAAATAATATTACCAATTAATTCTTCTTTAGTAACTAATTTAATAATTCCTACAAAGTGAGTACTTTCCATTTTATCTTTAAAACTTAGTTTGCAAATTAATTATTTCATAATTAAAGTTTTCTTCGTTGTAGATTTTAATTCTTTCTTCTAAGTGCTTAAGGGTAAAGTTCCTTAATTTGTTATGAGAAATATCGTCTGCTATATCGTAAAGAGTAGCGATATCCTTACTATCACTTTTACGAAGAACTCTTCCTATTGATTGTAAATTTCTAATTCTTGATTTTGAAGGAGAAGCAAATACAACGTTGTGTAAATTTTTAATATTGATACCAGTACTGAATGTTCCGTAAGAAGCAATAATTACACAGTTATCTTCTCGTTCAGTTAATAATCTGATGTCTTCTCTGTCTTCAGTGTCAACACCACCGTAGATAAAAAATACTTTTCTATTTTTATCCTCACCATTATTTATCAAATTGAATAGTGGTCTCCCATGTTTTTCAACGTAGTTAAATAGAACCAAAGTATTACCTGACAAATCTTTAACTAAATTTTTGATTAAGTTATTTCTTTTTTGATGTTGAACCAGATAATCAATCTCTTCTTGGTAAGATGCAAAGGGTTGATATTCATGCTTACACACTAGGATCTTAATTCTAAAGTTTGCTAGGTGTCCTTTCTGAATAAGATGATCAGTTTTTGTAACTTGATCACAAGGACCAAACAATCCTTCCAGAACCCACTTATGAGTTTTAGTTCCATCTAAGGTTCCAGTAAATCCAATTCTGTACTTTGCATTGTGCAACTTACTCATCAATCCAGTTAATGATTTGGATTTGAATAGGTGTGCCTCATCACCAATAACACATTTAAATCTTTCAAAATAACGACTAGGTAGTTTATATACAGACTGCCAAGTAGTAATGATTACTTGTTTATCTGTAAATCTTTCTTTTCCTGAATATACACGATGGCAATGTTCATCAACATTCCATCCGTAATCTTTAAAGTCAGCATACATTTGCTCAACCAATGATGTAGTTGGTACAACAATTAAAACATCATTGTCTTGCTCTATATGATACCTGACAATAGAATAAATCATCAACGATTTTCCTGATGCTGTTGGAGACAGCAAAAGTTTTCTATTATACTTCAGTGCCTGATATACTGCTTTGTATTGATAGTCACGAACCTTCAGTGAAGTTATTGAATTCATAAATTCAAATACTCCTTCTGGAGTGATCATTTTGTTTTCATCCTCAATGTTTCCGAAGAAATTATTCTCTTCAAATTTGTAAGAATACGAATGCATCTCACACCAACTTTTGAAGTGTTCGGTTAATCCTCCGTACAACTCTCCTGTTCCTGGCGAATACAATCTAATTTTTCCATCCCATATTTTTTGTTTATACAAAGGCATAAACTTTGCTTCTGGGACATCAAATGTAAAATAATCAGATAATTCTTGATGAATGTGTGGTGGTGCTTGGATAATGTTGAATACTTCGTTTTTCTTTTTGAGGGTGATATCCGCCATTTATTTACTTCCCGTTAATGAATTTTTCCCAATCAATAGCATTTTTAATTTGATTATGTCTGTATGTAATCATCTTGATCACATTATCCAGATAACTTAAAGTTGTTTTTACATAATCAATTTTTCCTTGTAATGTTCTTACGTCATCATCTGCATCTACATATTTTTCAATCTCCGCTCTAGTGAGATCTAATCCAAATTTTTTTTCCTTATATATTTCTTTAGGTGCATTACCTGAATAGAATTCCCATTTGTCTCGTACAAGAACTTTCATTTGGGAATCGTATTGACACTTGATCTCGTTGTAGTGAGTATAAAGGTCTAAGTATTTGCAATGTAAATAAGGTGTTTCTACTGAAAGTTTTGCAATATCTACTGAGTATTTGTCTCCTTTCATTCCAAAATCACATGCAGAATCTTCTGCCCACATCTTCTTAATATCATTTAATTTCATAATGGTCTTGCGTCAACTCCTTGCATTTCGTAGTACAAATATTTAAAAGTTACTGATGCTGACATGTATTCAATGTCATTGCTGCCAGAATCAAAATCAACACCGCTTAAACTTACTGGGTATACATTGTTGAAATTGATCACTACATTTGCATTCATTGCATTAGTTAAAATTACAAGTTGTGCATTTGCATATTCAACTTCATCATTAGTAGATCCTTCTAATGCCACTCCGTTTTTATTGATCCATTTAAAAAGACTAACATAATTAGATAAATCTTCGTCAATTAAAAAACGAATATTAAGATCATCATAATCTACGCCACCAGATGTAGGTACTGTAATTCCTTTGTATCTAGTAGCTACGTTAGTAGACCTTAATGACAGTCCTGGTAGATTTGAGGACTGACAGAAAAATTCTGCTTCTGGAAATAAATCTACATTAAATTTAAACGCAACAGGAGAAAGATAGTTTCTATTTGCTGGTTGCGCCTTTTTCCATCTGGGTGATGTGATATTAGTCATAGCAAAAAATTTCTTTTATTTTTATTTATCCCTAATAAAAAACCCCCTCCGAAGAGGGGGTGGAACTATGTGAACTAAGGATCACATTAGGTTGGTAACCTGTACTCTTCTGTAGTACTGGTTGACGTTAGCGGTGAGGGTTTCAGCGTCTGGAGTTGAACCACCGATAGTTGTGGCAACGAATGGGTTGCTGACCATGCCGTAACGGGTTTTGAAACCAATCTTAGGCTGGAATGAACCCTGATCGATAGCACGTACCATTTGGAGAGGTACATATGGGCAATAGAAGAGACCTGCATCATAAGGTGAGGTTCCCTTATAACCCATTACATAGAACTGCTTAGCGTCTACGTTTGCTGAATATGGATCGATGAAAACACGGATCTTACCGTTTAGTACACCAGCAAATACGTTACCAGTGTCATCAACATTAAGATTGGTGTTTAAAGCAGGAGCGTAATCAAGTACGCCTGCCATTGATAGAGCACTTGCAACGTCCGCAGAGCAGATCATGAAGTTGCCCTTTCCTCTACGAGTTTGCTGAGCAATTGCGTTAGCATCGCGCTCGATTTGGAATAGAAGACCTTTGAACTTCTCAACTGACCAACGACCGTTTGAATCAACGTCTAGGTCAAAGATACCAGCGTTAGCGGTATTGAGTTGAGCACCAGGACGTGCAACACGATAGATGGTACGAACAACCTCACGGTTGATTTCTGCAAGAACTTCGCTAGAAAGAATATTAGCGAGTTCAGTCTCAGCATCAAGACCGTGAATTGCCTTAAGGTCTTGTGCTAGTTCTAGAGTGTACTCAGCCTTGAGTGCTCTGGACTTTGCAGTAACAGAGGTTTTCTCGATGCTGAATGACATCTCACGGAAAGCAGGTGATCCTGAAGTTCCTAGAGCTTCAGCATCAGCACGGCTCATGCCAGTTGCTTTTTCGTAGGTGCCAGGTGTGCTGTCGTTAAGAACTGCAGGGTTGTTACCCTCACTGTCTCCACCAACACCAGAAGCGTTGCGAACGGTGTATGCACCGCCACCACCAGTGAAACCAGTATCTGCTTCGTTGAATAGTGCTTCTTCGCCACCCTGGGTCTGATACTTAGCCTTCATTGCGAAGATAAGACCAGTAGGACCGCTCATTGGTTGAACACCACAAACATCGTATGCCATTAGGTTAGGCATTGCACGACGAATGAGGCTAATTAGAACAGGATCGAAACCAGCGAGACCGCCAGTTGACGATGCTGCAGATGAAAGACCATTAGCGCCAGCTGCGTTAACAGGTGCTGCTTCATGGAGCATACCGCGATCTTCGCGCATTGCTCTCTCTTGGTTTTCTAGCAGGACTGAGGTTACTGCTCTCTTGTAATTATCCGAAATCTGTGAAAGGTCTGGATGATTTAGAACAGGTGACCACTTTTCCTGCAGATGCTCTGAATTGAACATTTGCTAAACTCCTTTAAATGGGTATTGTGGATAAAAATATTTATACTATTAGAAACCTTTATTACGTGAAATAGCCTTTAGATATGCATTCATTACAGGACTAAAGGTATCTTCGTTTAGGGGCTCCTCTGTCACTTCTGGGGTACTTTGTACCTTGTGGAAGTAACTTTCCTTAATCGTAAGTAGTTTCTCACGATAAGAACTCTCATCGGTAAATTCAATTCCTTCGGATAAAGTTTTGAACTTTTCTTTTTGAGTGTCTGCTAGACCCTCAGCAATTTCTGTTTGCAACTTATCTTTTACGAATTGATTTAGGGTATTATTAAGTTCAATATTACGCTCAATTTGCTCATTGAGGCGCTGTTCCATCTCACCAAACTCTTCGGTCATAGTTTCGACCACATCAACTTTATCTTCTGGGATGTCAATGTAGTGCTCTTCAAATACATTCTTGAGAGCAAGAATGAATGATTCAGTAATGTCGCTCTTGATTCCCATATCAATGCTGAGTTGATTTTCTTCAACCCACTTCTCAATCACATAGTTGAGTGTTCCATCAACTTCTTCTGATAGAGAAGATTTAATTTGCTCAACTTCTTCTTGAAGTCTTGCTTGATATTGCTCCTCTAGGTGAGCAGCTTGCTCATTTAGTTTTGCTAGTAGAGCAGCTTCAAAAATAGTTTTTGCTCTATCTTTGAAACCTTCGGAAAGATCTTCGCCATATAGTAGAGCATTTACATCATCAGAAACATCAATGTCTTCTTTCTTGATCATTTTCTTGAAAGATTTCTTATCTTCTTTTTCCTCATCTTCATCCTCTTCTTCCTTCTCTTCCTTAACTGCCTTGCCAGGGACTACTGAAGGAGGTACGGTTGGCATTGGATCGCCACCCTTTGAAGAAACTGACCCGCCTGCTTTTGAATTCTTAGCGGATGCTTTTGCTCCTAGGTTTTCAGTTCCTCCAGGATTTTCGTTTGTAGAACCACCGATCTCATCTTCCGATTGATCGTCTACTACAGAGGTTGGAACTGAAGGCATAGGATCTTTTCCGCCAGCCTTAGCATTAACTTGCGTTTTTGATTGTGTGGGTTCTTTGCCCTGACCTGGGATTACAGATGCAGGAACCGTTGGCATTGGATCCCCTTCTGAAATCATGGTTTCAAATTTTGTGTTTAACATATCTGACATTGAGTTTACCTCAGCTCTTTGTAAAAACCTTTGTTTCTATGATTATTTATAAATTATAATTTGTATAGAAAATCCTCAAAGACTTTTAAAGTCCTTTCTTCGAGATCTTTCCTATTAGTAGACTCAGAAATATACCTTTTGTATTTATCTACTTTGACTTCTCTGAGAATACCACTTTCCCAAATCCATTCTTTTCCTTCCATAATTCCATTAACAAATGCATCAGGAGCTGAAGGATCTGCTACAATATCTGCAGCAGTCGCAAGCATGAAATCATCACGAACATAGTTGGCACCGTTTCTCTGTTCTAGAGAACCCATACCTCTAGAAGAAACTCCTAAACGAACTCCCTCATCTAGGAGTTGTTTGGCAATATTGCCCATTGGAGTTTCTAGTAGTTTTGCCTTCCCAATAAAATTATTTCCCTCTCTTCTCAAGTTAGTAATTTTATGAGAAACACGATCCAAATTAATAGTTGGACCATCTGGATGACCTAATTCACCAAGAGCACGATTGCTAACAATATAACTTTCGCTATACTTGTTAACTTCACGTTCTAGAATATCAATAGGGTAAACCCTACCATTTCTGTTTTTTAGTTCAGCCTGCAGAAAAATTCCTTCGATAAAATAATTTTTTCTACCGTTAGATTCTTCTATCAGAAGATTGATATCTTCTACTGTTTCTGTGATTAGTTTCATTGTTCTTCGTTTTCTGTGGATGAATTTTCATCATCATTATCTGAAGTGACAAAGTAAGAGTTAGCCACAACTTCTTTGTAGTTTTCTAACGCAGAATGTGCTTTTGCATATAGAACATCATTGATAGCATCTAGTGCATCAGACCTGTTTTTGTTGTAAATTAAATCAACAATTTGAGAAGAATCCATAGTAATAACTCCGTTATTTTACCGTGTCAGCATCACCTTTAGGTGGTTTTGGCGTTGTTCCCATAGTGCTACTTCCGTTTGAAGTAGGTGGGACAAGCGAATCAGCTTGTAATTTATTTAGCAATTTGGGATCAGGAACAATTCCAGAAGATATATCTTTTGCCATATCCTTATCAATTTCTTTAATTTCTTCATCAGATTGCATAAGAATTTGCTTTCTTACCCAATTGACTGAATAGTATTTTCCAAGATAAGGATCTAACATTTGAGCAACATTCAATCTACTCGTCATCAATTCTGCATTTTTAAGTTCTGTGAAATGATTGTCAAAGTTAAAATCAAACTGGATATGCTCTTCCATTTCATCCCAGTCTTCAACTGTGATGACGCCCTTCAAAATTAATTGGGTCTTTAGTAAATCTGTAAATAAGTAACTGAATTGTTTTCTTAGTCGATTTACAAATTTAGTAAATTTCAATTCATCACGAAGGATTTCGGATGAACGACCTAAACTAAATGATTTGTTATCATCTCCTAAACGAGAAGATGGAAGGTTTAATGACTTATATAACTTAGATCTGAAGTACTCAACGTCCTTGAGTTCACCAAGGTTTTGACCGCCTGGGAGTGTAGAGATTTCGGTTCCTCTACCACCTTCACGACGAGGTAGCCAGAAATCTTCAAGCATACTCATATGCTTTTTGTCATCACGAATTTCTCCAGTGCTTGCATCATATACAAGTTTATTTCTATAACGAGCCATAACCTCACGAAGGTATTGCTCTGCTTTTACCTTAGGAAGATTACCTACGTCAATATAGAAAATTCTTCTTTCTGGTGCTCTAGAAATTCTATAGATTACCAAACTATCCTCAATCATTCTGATTTGATTGAGTGCTTTAATTGCTTTGTTTAAATAACTTAACGTAGTCTTTTTATTAAGATCTAAAATTCCTGATGGTACAAAGGTAATTGCATCGTTGGCAATTCTAATACCAGTATTAGTAGTGCCAGGACTGTATCCTGGATATGAACCCGCAAATCCAGAAGCGTTGTATAAAAAGTATTCAATATAATCATTATAACTAAATGCTAATGCACTATCTTTTGCAGATTTTGTTGCTGCATTAGTATCCTTCGGTCTCACCTCACGAATTTTTTTAATCTTAAATGGATCGATATATCTTATCTCTGTTAATCCGTTTTTAGGTGATTTTAAATCGATGACTTTGTGGTAATAAAGTCTTCCATCGATGTACCACCTTCTAAAAATATCTTGTGCTTTCTTGTCAAAAGAAAGTAATTTTTTGATATTTTTAAACTCTTCTCTTATTTTCTCTTTGATACCATCACTTACATTTAAGTTTGATAGTTCAACTTCTACGGGACTATCATCCATGTCCCATACAATAGCTTCATTTACAATTTCATCAATAGCACTATCCACTTCTGGATGTAGTGCCATATCACGATATTTTCTAATCAGGTCATATTCATTGCGAATATTTCCTTCCATATCAATATACTGACCATAATATCCGCCAGAGGATACTACGGTATTGACATCTTCCGAAGCTGGAGAAACAGGCGATTGCCCTGAGACAACCGCCTTATTTTTTCTTATTGAAAATCCAAACAAATCAGCCATATTAAATTGTTTTTACTGTAGTAGTATTTATGCTACTATCAGATCAGGTTACATCAGTAAATGTATTGTTGTTTCCTGACTGCCAGTATTGAACCTGGAATTCTACAGTATACTCTTCAATCTGATCATTGCTGTCATAAGCAAGATCAATTTGAGAAATATTTGTTGGGAAACAACCGAAGAGTTTGATAGATCTTACATAGTTAGATGATTGATCTACACCACTTCTTCCTAGTTGATGTACTACTAAATCTCTGTGGTAACCTTGGTTTGTGCTGTCTGGTGCGAATAACTCAGCAGTATTGTCTACGTGAGCATTCATACCTCTCATCCATTTTTCCATGAGACTTCTAATTTTGAAGTCAACATCGTTGATGATGGTAACAGTCCAAGTGTCAAAAGTTCTGTCTCCAGAAACTTTTAGAACTCTTCCTCTGAAAGGGACTTCGATAACACCCATGTTGGATGCAGGAAGAGCTGCTGATTTGCATAGAAATGTAGTCAACTCAAGATCTTGATTTGATGCAGAGAGACTTGCAGGATATTCAAGATCAACTCTAAACAGATTGGGTTTTACACCACTCTTTACTTTTTCTAAGAACTGCGTTACGTTTGATGATACTGGCATTTGTCTATACCTCTAATTGTGGAAATTTTTTAAAAATTAACGAGCAACTAATTCATCAAAAGAAATTCCCGTTCTAGTCGCAACAAATGTGATCGTGATGAAGTTGATAGAACGCGCAGGCTTGATGTAGAGTTCAGCAAAGAACTCATTTCTATCGATTACATCTGGAGTGTTATTTGTTTCGTCACATACCACTAGGAAATCATCAATACCTCTTCTTGCTCTTACTTCTCTTAGGTAAGAAGAAACAGCGTTTGCAAATGAATTTCTAGTAATCTCATCATTTAGTTCAAACAGAACAGTCTTAGCAAGATTTTCAATTCTCTTCTCAAGAGTTAGGAATAGAAGTCTTACGTTAATTCTATCGAATGCGCTAGCAGTAGCAAGTGCAGTCTTATCACCAAAGAGAACAATACCTTGACCAGGGAATGATGTGATAGGATTAATTCTCTTTTGATATAGCTTATCTCTGTCACCCTTATTTGGAACATATGCTAATTTAATAGCATTCTTTAGATTTCCTCTTGTAAATCCTGCTGGTGAGAACCAAGGATCGAGAATATCTGAAGTTTCTACACAGAGACCAGCAACGTCTGAGTTGCATGGAATATAACGATAGGTATCGTTAAATCTATCGTAGATGTACTTGTATCCACTATCAAATACTGCATACGAAGTGCTGCTTCCTACACCATCAAAGAATGAGATGATGTTATCTCTTTGTGATGTTACTGAAGTAGCGCCAGCGCCAACAACAGCAGCTCTGTATGGAGAAACGAAAGCTACGCAATCTTTTCTAGTTGAAGCGATATTGATTACATTCTGAGCTTTGGTGATGCTGTCAGTTCTAGTAGAAAGACCAGGACCATTTAGAATGAAATCAATACGAATGTTCTCTACATCTGAAAACTGATTGTAACCAGAGGTAATTTCTGCAACAGTTGGATCATAGTCATCAACACCGCCCGCAAGCGAGTATGACTTAACTTCTAGCATACCGAAAGTATTTGGAGTTCCATTGTTTGCAACTACTGATGAAGCAAGTGCTGCTCCTGTTGCACCTCCTGGATTTTCTACTGAAGTTTCCTTTGATGCACCGTAAACATATGAAGATGCTTGCTTAATTACAGTTTTGTAGTATGCAGTATCTCCCTCTGTGCTCTTAGCATCAGTTGCTTTAGATACAAAGAGAATTCTTTCTAGAACAGTGTTTGGAGTTCCAGTTAGTTTTCCTGATACATCAACCACAGCGATATGCATTTCATCATATTTTGCTTTTCTATCTTGAGCAAATTGACTGGTCTTTGGTCTTGCTGCAATTCCAGACCATCTAATTCCAGTTGATCCAATAGTAGCATTTTCATACCAATCGTAAACGTCGTTGCAGTTTACGCTTGCTAGTTTGACCACTGAAGCACCATTTGCGTGTGCAACTGCACTTGTGCCAAACTTTGCTCTAGTTACAGTTAAACTATTTGAAGCAACTGCGCTTACCTTTGCAACTTCTACGCCGCCAATTAGAATGTAATCGTTGGCAACAATACCTGTTCCAGATGCAACGTCAACGCTAGTAGCACCTACTGCAATAGCAGCAGATAGAGTTGTTGATGTTGATGATGAATAGTATGTTGCTTTTGCTGCAGTTGAAGTGCCGATGAAAATTCCGTTGCTTTCAAATACTTTTACTGTATTAGCAGCAGTTGCTGCAGCATATACAACAGCACTGATTGCAGCGTTGTCACTAGTTCCTTCTAGTTGCCATACTCTGCTTCCTGCAGCAATAGTTACGTTAGATGCTAGAGTTAGTTTGTAATCATATCCATGATCAACTACTCCAACTACTAAACTATTGCCCCATGTACCAGCAGTTTTTGCTGCCCACTTGTATGGTTTTGAGTTTGAAGTTTCGATATTTGCTTCGTAATCAAGAACGTTCTCGATCAGCTCTGCAGTAGCACTGTCGCTAACAGCATTTTTAAGGTTTGCTGTCTTGATACGAGTTAGTTCTAACTGACCCCCATAAAGGAGAAAGTTCGATGCTGTATACCAATATTCGTAGTTATTGTCGTTTGGTTTGCCAAAGGCGTCTAGTAACTCTCTCTCGGAAATAATATTAACAATTTGATTTACTGGACCCTTTTCAAAGGGTGCAGCAAACGCAGATACATTATTTGTTAAATTGTCAACTCTTGAGTTAGTTAAATCGCGCTCTCTAATGACAACACCAGGCGATACTTGTCCTGCCATGTGATTCTCCTGAAGTAAAATCCAGATTTGTGTCTACATTTATTTAGTATTTTTAGTTTTTGTGATCAAAGGTAAGAGAAATATGAAACTTCTGGTTGAGAAACTCCATACTCATCCATCATTGTTGCACTTCTCCAAACATTACCATCCTCATCAATATACATTTCTTCTTCAGTGCCATCTACAATAAATCCAAAGGGAGACATGTCCTGTTCAATCTGTTCCTTTTGTTCCTCATATATTCTCTTACGAACATCGTTATCAGTCATTTCCCTAAAATAGGGTTGGACTGCCAACCAAGCAAAAATAACTAAGCACATAACTAAGTCATCATTGTATCCTTCATCCGCTTCAAAGGATTGATTTTTTTGAATAAATGTGGTAAGCTCACTTATAATTTCATAATCAGGAATAATCAACTTATCATCTTCAATTAATGTCTTTAAGTTTGAACAACCAACTTTTTTGGTCACCTTAGACATTTTCAATCCCAATTGAGATTTAGTACCTGAGAAACCTTGACCGACTATCTGACCAGCCCTACCTCTCATAGCACACATTAAAATATTTGGATACTCCAAGTCATAATGTAAAATATTTCCTACTTGTTCTCCAATATCATTCACTTCAATAAGTATATAACATTTATTATAGTTCTTTGCTACTTGATCTATTATGTTTGGAAATAGAATAGGTTTAATTTCATTGTTACGATATTTTGCGACTATTTTCCATGGCAATGTAGTAACATCAACAACTACAAACGCTGAATAATCATTATTAGTTCCCCGAGAAACGTCCACAGTCATGATATAATCATGATTTGCTTTTACTTCTTCATATACCTTCAGTCCTTTACCATTATCTTGAATAGGATCTTCAAACACCATAGAACGAAGTTTAGATGCAGAGATCAAAGTATCAACAGACCCTAAGAACTCGCATTCAAACTCTTGCGTGAACTGCCTCTCTGAGGTGTTTCTAATCGTCTCCTCTTTCCATGCTTGATCTCTGCCAGGAACTTGAGACCAATGAACTTCAAGTGGCACATAACCGTTCCTACCGCGCTCTGCGTCATGCCAGAGCTTATAGAACATGTTCATACCCTGTGGGGTAGAGATAATAATAACTTTCGTCGTCTTACCAGATGAGATAGTAGGATACACAGAGCTGAAGAACTGCTCTGCCATGTGATTAGGAACGAACGCAAACTCGTCAAGGAAGATGATGTTGAAAGAGTTTCCTCGGACTGCAGATGATGAAGTGGATGCTGCTACAATTTTGGATCCATTATCTAGTTCCATGGAACCTTTGTTCCATGCTATAATACCTTGCTGCATCCACTTCGGTAGATTTTCATATGCCAACTGCAAACGTGACAGAAGTTCTCTTGACGTTTCTGCTTTGTTTGCAAGAATAGCAATCTTAATGTTGTCGTTGAAGACAGCATAATGCAACAGATAGGAAATAACCGTTGTAGATTTTCCTGTCTGTCTTGGAAGTTTTGCAATATTAAATCTGTTCTCGTGGAAGTTAGAGATGAGTTGCTCTTGGAAATCATACATTTCAAAAGGAATAAGACCCTCATCAAGCGAAATAATTTTTACATAGTTTCTCGCAAAGTATACAGGATCATCCTGACACCTTACAAATTCTTCAATTTGTTCCTTTGTGAAACTAATAGCGGTATTCGCTTTTTTTAAATTAGGATTACCAAGATATACTGCATCACTCATTTAATTTTCCTAAATCTCTTTCTAAACTCTTAAATGTATTTAACCTTTTTTTCCACCCGTCACCTTTTGTTGTTCCTTTTGCTGGGTTGATGCATCTATCATCATTCATTCTTTCGTTATCACAAACTAAACTAGCAAGTTCTGTTTCGTTGCCTTTCTTGGTAGTGCCAGACCAAAAATGCTGCCCACCAATCCAGCACGCCCCGCATTTGGGGCAGGTTTTAGTATCCATGTGTCTTAGCTTGATATTGTAATGATATTATATATGAAAAAGAATGTTTGTCAAGTAACAAATGATA